CAGGCCAACCGCGGTAATCCGGGACTCACCCGGGACATCGCCACCCGGGAGATCGGCATATTGGTACGCAATATGCTCGGCTTGTCTCCCTCCACCAATGCCCCAGCACCTAATGCTCAACAGCCTCCTGCGGCCCAGCCCCAATACCAGAACGGGAACGGCAACATCGTTGCCCGCACCCCGCTCGGTCCCGGCAGCGTTGCCCCTTCACCAACCCCATCCTTCAACGTCTTCGCGGATATGGTGAACCACGCGCGCAACGGCCGTTAGGGCTTAGACCAGGAGAACTTCAATGGCATTTTTCGCAGGCGTTCGCGCCACCGATGACTGGGGCACCGACGAGCGCCCCAAATCTTTCCGGGAGACCATCCTCTTCCTCAACCCCAACGGCAAGTCGCCGCTGTTTGCCCTCACCGAGAAGCTCGGTTCTTCCTCGGTGACTGATCCGCAGTTCTCGTGGTGGAATGAGCGCAACACCGTCATCCGCTTGACGCTGACCGCAGCCGGAGCCACCACTGCCGGCACACTCACGGTGACCGGCGGCGCCCTCGCGCTTCGCCCCAACCAACTCATCAAGGTCGACACGATCGGCACCACCGAGCCGGTGTCCTACGTGGCGGCCAACGTCGAAATTGCTCTTGTATCGTCGGTCACAAACGATACGACGGTGGTGCTCAAGCGCGGCCAGTTTGGAACCACGCCTGTGGCCCTCACCACCGGCGGCACTTTCCTGACCGCGCTCGGCACGGCGTTCGGCGAAGGTTCGACTCGCCCTGCTAGCGTCTCGAACAACCCGACCAAGTACACCAACTACTGCCAGATCTTCCGCACGAATTGGGCCGTTACGGGCACCGCCGATAAGACCTTTGCCCGCACCGGCGATGCCTACAAGAACGACCGGGAGCGCGCGACATTTGCTCACGGCCGCGACATCGAGATGCAGTTCCTGTACGGGCTGGCCTCGGAAGTCGTCGACCCCTCGCCGCAAGCCACCGGCAACCTGACCCGCACCACGGGCGGCCTCCGGAGCTTCATCACTTCGAACGTGACCATCTTCCAATCCAGCACGGGTATTACGACCTCCACATTCATGGATGCGACGTACCCGATTTGGAACTGGGATACCCGCGCCGGCGATCAGAGAATCGCATTCTGTGGCAATGGGTTTTTGAATTCGCTGAACAAACTGGCTAAGACCGATTCGGTCATCAACCAGGACGGCATCGTCAAAATGTTCGGCATGAACCTCAATGTGTGGACCCTGCCGCAGGGGCAGATCGGGTTCAAGACGCACCCGCTCATGAACGTGCACGCGCAGTATACGAATGCAGCCTTCATCCTCGATCCCACGGTTCTGAAGTACCGCTTCCTCCGCGATACCAAGCTGATGGAGGATCAACAGGACAAGGGCACCGACTCGATCATCGACGGCTGGCTCACCGAGTGCGGACTCGAGGTGCTCGCCGAGGAAACCTGCGCCTACATTGGCAATATGGTGGTCATCTAACTCGAAGCCGGGAGACAACTCGCGTGATCTCAGCCAAAGTGTTGGTCGGGTTTCCCACCACAGGCCACTGGTCGGATCAGTTCGGGATGGCCATGTGCAACATGCTCACCCAGACGATGCGCCACGAGCCTCAAATCGAGATGGCGGTCTTGAACCACAAGACCTCCATGCTGTGGGCGGCGCGCCAGCACTTCGGCGAGATGGCGTTGAAGTACTCCTTCACGCACTTACTGTTCATTGACACCGATCAATCGTTCCCGGCCTCTGTTGTCGCGCGGCTGCTCACTCACCAGCGGGCAGTCGTCGCTTGTAACATCGCCACCAAGGTGGATCCGCCGATGGAGACCGCCTGCCTCGGCTTCGACGAGAACGGCAAGCTCATTCCCTGCGAGCGGTCGACCGGACTCGAGAAGGTCTGGCGCGTCGGCACCGGCGTCATGATGATCAAGGCCACGGTGTTTCACGATATTAAAAAGCCGTGGTTCCCGGTGCGCTGGCTCGAGAATGAACAGCGTTGGGTGGGTGAAGATTGGGGGTTCTGCGAGAAGCTCGAAAAAGCAGGCATCCCCATCTGGGTCGATCATGATACGAGCGCCCTGGTCGGCCACTGGGGCAACAAGATGTATTCGCTGCCTCGCTACGAGGAACATAGAGTGGACAATACCACAGTCATTTACGAAGGGCGCGCTGCGGAGGAGGTAACGCATGGGGCTTGAAACAGGCACGGGCATCGGGGATCTGGTCCCCACCAATCCGCTCTCGACCGACGCCGTCTCCTCGGGCGACGACCACATCCGCCTGATCAAGACGGTGATGCAGTCGATCACCTTCTTGAAGGCCGTCCGGGCCTTCCCGGCCACTGCTACGTGGACCCGACCCACCAATGTGAAGTATGTTCTCATCTACTGTCTTGGGGGCGGGGCGGGCGGCGGGGCAGGTGGCACAGGCAGCTTTGGCGGCGGCGGCGGCGGCGGCGGCGGCACCGGGCTAACCTGGCTTTCCGTCGGAGCCATTGCTTCCGCCACGGTCACGATTGGCGCGGGCGGGGCAGGAGGCGTGGGGAGTACGGTCAAAGGCGGGGTCGGGGGCGAAACGACCTTCACTGGTCCCGGTCCCGTCGTCTACTGCCGGGGTGGCGGTGGCCAGATTGGCGCAGCTTATAACAGTGGTGGTCCCCAAACTACCACTAACAATGGAGATGCCACCTTCCCCGGAGGTGCTGGAGAAGATGGCAATCCTCCCGTGGCCGGTGCTGTTTCCAATGGCGGGCAGGGAGGAGGAAACGGTTCCGCTGTGGGAGTGGCGGCCGCTGCGAACAGCGGGGGCGGGGGCGGAGGCGGAGCCTGCAACGCCGCCGTAGCGAATCCTGGTGGGGCCGGAGGCTCGGGCTACTGCATCGTGCTGGAGTTTGGGTGGTAAGCCATGACTCTCGATGATATGAAATCGCTGCTTGCTGGAAGGTTAGGCCAGCGCACCGACATTGACACCATGATCTACTCGGAGATCCGCCAGGCGCAGCGGGTGCTTGAGAAGACCCCGCCCTATCCGTGGTTCCTGCAAAGTCAACAGAACACCGAAGCCTTAGCCGGGGAACAGTGGCTCCAGATGCCGAGCGATTTCATCGAGATGGCCGATGACATTGTTTATATATGCAAGGCCACCACTGACACCAAATACTACGCTCAACCGTTTAAGGTATACGGCGGCTACCAGGAGCATATCCAGACGATGGGCCGGGACGCGCGGGGCAGACCCCGCAATTTCAATCTCCAGGGTCAAAATCCGGCTAACATCCAGTTTTACCCCACTCCCGATATCAGTTACACGGTCCAGTTCTTTTACTATCGGCGGGACACCGAACTATCCGGTCCCAGCAGTACCAATATATGGAGCGTCAAGGGTGAGGACATCCTGATTGCCGAAGCCGGTTGGCATGTGGCGCGCAACATCCGCGACAACGAGGCCGCTACGCTGTTCGGGCAGGACCGCGCCGAGGCCCGCCGCCGCATCGCCCAGGAAACCACCTCGAGGTTAGAGTCCATGCGCCGCGCCGTTGTCGGCTCCGGGGAGGACGCCCTCTTGGGCTACCAGACAGAGGTGGGCATTCCATGATCGTGCCTGTCAATTTCGTCGGCAAGACCGGGTTGATCACAGACCAGCCGCCCTACGATCTGCCGCCCAACTTCTGGTCGGACTGCCGCAACGTGCAATTCGAACTGGGAGGTGTGCAGCGGGCACCCTCCTGGCGTACCTTGATCAACTTCGCCGGCTCGCCCATTCCCTACGGACTCTTCTTCGTCCACGGCCTCGCCGGCCGGTACTGGGTCTACACGGGTCTGCAGCAGGTCATTGCTCTCACTGGCGACACCGTCACCGACATCACCCGCCTCGCCGGTCCCTATACCGGAACCACCCAGGACTTCTGGAATGGCGGGATGTTCAACGATCACCTGATCCTGAACAATGGCGTCGACGTGCCGCAGTACTGGGATCTGCCTAACGCAGCAGCGGATCTAGCCGATCTGCCTAACTGGCCTGCCACGCACAGAGCGAAGGTAATCACGCCTTTCAAGAATTTCCTCGTCGCCCTCGACGTAACGATCTCAGGCGAGCGGGACGACCGGCTGGTCATGTGGTCGCACCCCGCTGACCCGCTGGGAATCCCGCCCTCCTGGGATGTGGCCGACGAGACGCTCGACGCCGGGCAGATCTCGCTCTCCGAAGGCGAGGACCGCATCATCGACGCCCTCCAGGTCGGCAACCAGCTCATGATCATGACCGGCGTGCAGACGTGGGCAATGACTTTTATCGGCGGCCAGGACATCATGGCTTTCCGGCGGGTCTTCAGCGAGATCGGGGCACTGGCGCAAGGCTGCGCCGTCACCTTCCTCAACAAAGTATTCCAGGTGACCGCCGACGACTTCGTCATTCACGATCTCCAGAGCGTCACCAGCATAGGCTACGACCGCACGAAGCGCTGGTTCTTCTCGCAACTGACCGCCACCTCTTACGACAAAGTGCGCGTCGTCCGGAAGATGAATGCCAAGGAAGTCTGGATCTGCTTTCCCACCGGCGGGACGGAGGCCACCAACCGCGCCCTTGTATGGAATTGGCAGTTCGACACCTGGGCGATCCGCGACCTCGAAGACAACAACCACGCCATTGCCGCCGGTCCCAGCAAGTCCACGCCGAGCACCAACTCCTGGGCCTCGGTGGTAGGCACCTGGGCCGCACAAGATCCCATCACCTGGGAATACAACATCTACGAGCGGGCCTCCGAGGGCTTGGCGCTGGCGTCGACTGCGCTCCGCCTCCGGGTCAATGGGGAAACCGTGGATGTGGGGGATGCTTCCGTGAACTACGTCGAGCGCATCGGCGTGGCGGTGAAGGGGACGTCGCGCGGCGAGATCGTCATCGACCACGGGCGCCTGGCGGTGATGCGCGAGATCTGGCCCAAGTTCGTGTGTGACGACGGCATCACCTTCTCGATCACCATAGGTTTCTCGATGGGCCGCAAGGCTCCGGTCTCGTGGCAGCCGGCGCAACTGTTCACGCAGGGCCAGACCGTAAAGCTCGGCTTCTTCGGCACGTTCCGGTATCTTTCCTATCGCGTGCAATGCTTCCACGAGGGCGTCAACTGGAAACTCATCGGCTTTGACTTAGACCTCGAGCCGACAGCGAGCCTATGACATGCCACTAGACCGGCCGCTCCCCGACGATACCCGCGAAGGGCTGAAGATGCTGTGGAGCGTGGCCGAGGACCAGCAGATCGATATCAACCGGCACCGCGATTCTATTCACAAGGTCTGGCATGTGGCACCAGCTAAGCCGCGGGAGGGCATGCTAGCCTACGCCGATGGCACTGACTGGAACCCGGGAGCGGGGGCCGGGTACTACGTTTATTACGCCGGCGCGTGGCACGCGATGAGCGGTGGCGGAGGAGGTGGTGGCGGCTATACCATCGTCCAGGACGAAGGCGTTGCCCTCACCACGAGAACGATCCTCAACTTCGTGGGCGCAGGCGTCACGGCCACAGACGACGGCACGCGCACGGTGGTGACGATTCCCGGCGGCGGTGGTGCTGGGGCAGTCACGAGCGTCTTCACGCGCATTGGAGATGTCATTGCGGCGAGTGGAGATTACACGGCCGCGCAAGTGACTAACGCCGTCTCCATTCTCGGATCGTATGCCAATCCTGGCTGGATCACGAGTCTGGCTTACTCGAAGTTGACCGGCGTACCTACTACTTTCACGCCTGCGGCGCACGTTCATGCTGCTGCCGATACCACTTCTGGCATCTTCGCAGTAGCACGTCTTGGGTCAGGTACACCCAGCGCGAGTAACTGGCTCAGAGGCGATGGAGCCTGGACTGCCCTGCCGGCCAGTGCCGTCACCAGCGTGTTCACCAGGACCGGGGCTGTCATCGCAGCGAGCGGCGACTACACTGCCGCTCAAGTCACCAACGCGGTGTCGGTCCTCGGCAGTTATCCCGATCCGGCCTGGATCACTTCGCTCGCCTATGCCAAAATCACGGGTGCTCCGGCGGCGGGCGTGCCCACTTCGAGGCAAGTGATCGCAGGGACCGGCCTGTCCGGCGGCGGCGCACTTACCGCGGATGTTACTTTGAACGCACTGCCCATGATCGCCAGCGGCGCGTCCGGTCGTGGCGGTACCGTGCCTACTCCCGGCACCACCGCTGGGATCACTAAGTACCTCCGCGAAGACGCCTCCTGGGCCGCTCCGCCCGGCACTTCCCAAACGCCCTGGCTGAGCAACATCGAAGGCGCCGCGTTCAACCTGAATAATGTGGGGCAGGTTCAGACTAACTATATCCATTTGCCCTTCAGTGCCGCGCCGGCTTGGGACACCGCTTCCCGTCTCTGGGCCGAGGGTGGTTTCGGCACGCGCTACGACGGCTACAATCACGGCTTCGACGTTGGCGGGACTCGTACCCGTGCTGTGACCATTCAGAGCACCGGCAATGTGGGTATCGGTACAGCCGGGCCTGCCTACCAGTTGCAATTATCGACAGATAGCGCGGCAAAACCCACCACTTCGGCTTGGACAATAGCGTCAGATGCGCGCGTGAAGCGCGACGTGAAAGATCTTCAGGGCGGGCTGGACATCATCGCTCAGTTGCGCCCAATCGAAGCCACTTACAATGGCCTCGCCGGTACGCCCGAAGGGACGCGCGTTCTAAGCTTCATCGCGCAGGAAATTGAACAGGTGTTGCCGGGAACAGTATCCAAGAGCCTTGGTAAGCTCTCTCCGGACGATCCCGAGGAGGTCGAAATACTCGGTGTCAACATTCATGAATGCCTAATGCACGCCATTCTTGCCATCAAACAACTGAAGGCGAAAGTCGAGGCACTTGAAGCGGCGGCGGCTACACCATGACACTTGAAGAAACGCCTATCATCGAAGCTCCGGTGGTCGCCAAGCAGCTTGCCCCGCGCAAGTTGCAAGTTACCCGGCTCAGTTCTGAGATGGCGATTGAGCTAAGCCGTCAGCTTCCTCTTCGCGCGATAGATGCGGTCCCACTGGCGGTGACATTCCCGGCAGTGGCGAGATCCGTTTTTTTGGATGTAGGTGTTAGCGGCATCAAGGGCATGGCCGTGAACGCAGTGAGTTTTGTCTCGGTTCCAAATCCCGCCCTGCCAGTGATAGCTCTGGCGTTTACACTCCCGGCAGACCCTTTCCCCAGATCCGTTGATATGGGTGTTGGCAGCATCATAGGCATGACCCTTCGAGCAGTGTTTTCTCTCGCGCCAGTAGTTTATGCCCCGGCGAATATTCTCCGCCATCGTGACTGGTTCCAAGTGTGCAGGGTTTACGCACCGGCGGTTTCGGCACAAGTGATCGAGCTGCAAGCCTTCAGGAATAGCACCGACGAGGTGTTCGTACACCAGCCGATGCGCCTTGTAGGGCTTATATCGCCAGATACAACTGCCGTATCCCTTGCTGGTCGCGCCAACCCAAAGCCAGCATTGGCCCGGTTGTCTATCGGGGACGTGTTTTGCGATAAGATCGTCAACCGTCTTGTAGCGGTAGATAGAATTGGCTTCAGGCATTCGGGAAACTCATCCTTTCCTGACTGTCGAGCGGATGGGTGTTTGCCGCATCCATCCGCTCACTCATTTAACCATGAATACTGAACAAGTTCTGGAAGAAATCTCGCCGCTTCCGATAGCCAAACAGTTGGCCCCCCGGCGAATCCAGGTTACGCGCCTCAATTCAGAGATGGCCATCGAGCCTGCGGTGTTCGTGAGATTGACGCCCTACTTCGCCGAAGCCCTCAAACATTGCCACGGAGAGTTAAGCGAAAGCTCGATTAAGGCGTACATCGCTGCCGACAAAATGCAGGTGTGGGTAGCGTTGGCTGGCGACGGGGCTGAACTCCTTGGTGTGATTCTAACCGAGTGTACTGAGTACCCCTGTTTGAGGGTTTTGCGAATCGTGCTCCTTCAGGGGATTTCCTTCCGGGACTGGGGCGGTCACGCTCGCGTGGCCCTTGAGGCTTACGCCCGCGAGAACCAATGTGAGCGATTGGAAGCTAGTGGCAGGAAAGGTCTCACCAGACTTTTGGCCCCGCTCGGATTTGAACCTGCTTACGTAACCTTAATCATGGAAGTGAGGAATCATAATGGGAAAATCCGCAGGCGGTAACGTCGCAACCTCAACGACTAACTACCCAAGCTTCCAACAACCGGCATTGAAGCAGTTTGTTGATGAAAGCACGCGATTGTATCAGCAGGGTGGACCGAAGCTGAGTCCCGAACCACGGGTTGCTGATTTTAATCAAGACGAACTCTCGGCGTTGCGGCAGACCGGCGCTGCGGCCACCCCGGCGCAGTACCTCGCTGAACTCGGGACGAAGAGCGCGGAGTTCAACCTCGGAGCGGGGCGGGATCCGGCGACGAACCCGTACCTGAAGAATGCGATCTCGGCGGCCGTGGCACCCATCGGCGATCAGTTGCTGACGCGGGCGCTGCCGGCCATCCGGCACCAGGGGATTGCCAGCGGCGGCTATGGCGGCTCGAGGCAGTCGATCGGGGAGGCGCAGGCGGTGCGCGATGCCGAGCGCGTGGCGGGAGAAGTGTCGTCTGGTTTGGCGAACCAGGGCTATCTGTCTGCTCAGCAGCAGGCGATGCAGACGATGCAGAACATCCCGCAGTTGCAGGCGAATCTCACGGCGCCGGGGCAGATCACGGGCGCGGTGGGCGCGCAGATCCGGGCGCAGGAGGAAGCGCAGCGGAACGAGAATGCCAACCGGTACGAGTATGAGCAGCGGTTACCGTATGAGAATCTGCTGAATTATGGCAACCTGATCCGTCAGCCGTTCGGGGCCGAGGCGGTGTCAGAGGTGAAGGTGCCGCAGCCGAGTACGGCGTCAGCCATCATCGGCGCCGGGCTGAGTATTCCGGCTTTGCTGCAGATCATCGAGCAGATGCGTAAACAGGGAACCACCGCCGGGACTCCGCCGATCGTACCGACTGGCACCACGGTAGGCACACCTCCTGGCGGCACCAGCAACTTCTTCGGGTAAGGAGACTGACATGGAATACATTGGCAACCGACCGCCAGGCAATACCGGGGGCTACAATCCGTATGGGGATGGCGGCTATTGGTGGAACTATAACAATCCTTACGGTGCTTACGATCCCTACGGCTACAACACGCCAGTCACCTCCTGGGAGGATCAGATAGCGCAATCGGGGGGCACGGCTCCGACGACGCCCAACGAGGGGCAGACCACCGAGACGCCCGGAGGAACCGGTCCGGCGGGGTTTGATCCTGGCACAGGTAATCCGACTTATACCACTGAGGTCATCGGTGATACGGATCCTCTCCAATACCTTGGATACACACCGAACTACGACGTAAACCAGTACCTCTCGTCCTTGCCCGGAGGAAGCGGGTTCTATCCCAGCGGTGGCGGCAGTGGCGGCGGCGGGAACCCCACTTTCACGACAGATGTCACCGGATTCACCGATCCGAGTTACCCGTTTCCCGGCGAGTATAAGGTCGAGGACTATGATCCGAATCCTCCGCCGTACAAGTTTGAGACGACGACTTGGGATACCACTGATCCGGATGATCCGATTAAACGCGGCGATTACAAGACCTACTGGGATTTGCCGCAGACCAAAGGCGACTACAAGACCTATTGGGATTTCCCGCAGACCGGAGGTGGATACGAGATAGGTGATACGTTCCAACCCGCGAAGCCGAATCCGCCCGTTGTCATTGGCGACTCGTGGCCGAAGACGCCTCCCGACATACACGGGCCGGTGCTCACCACGCCGGATCGGACTAAGCCGACCCAGCCGCCCCCGCCACAGACGCAGACCGGAGGCAAACAGCAGCAGCAGCAGCCGGGAGTGGGCAAGCTCCTCGCCGCGCTGCCCATGCTCGCCGCGTTCCAGGGCGGCACCACCACCACGCCCGCGCCCTACGCGCACCTCGGTCCGCACACCCCCGTCGCCCCCGTCTTCAAGCCGCAAGCGCGCGGCAACCCCATTCCCTCGATCGGTCAGCTTCTCGCAGGAGTCAGATAAATGCCAGCCGTACCACCCATTAATCCGCAATTGCTGATGGCTCTCGCGCAGAAGTTCGGAGGCATCGCTCCGGTAGTCAATCCTGGGTTCGGCACGCCGGGGATCAACCCGAACGCCCGCACTCCTCCTGGATATGGAGGCGGCGGCATGGCCCAACGTGGCGAGGTGCTCGGCAGGCCCACGATGCCTACTCCGGGTGCGCCGCGCACGATGCCGCCGTCGCTCGGTGAGACTCTCGGGACTGTTACTCCAAAACCGGCAGGGAAGAGGGGCGCTAAAACGACTTACGATCCGGACGGAGGTTATACAGAGGAAGATAACGATGGGACTAAGCGCGTCTTCGACAAAGACAACAAGTTGATTGATACGATTATTCCTCCTGGAAGTCCCGGTGCGGGCACATGGCAGCCGCCTGCTGAGGCTAAGAAACCAGGTATCTGGGATAGGTTGACTGACCCCAGCTTAGCCGGTATTGCGCTGGCGGCAGGGCAGCAGATGACCCGTGCTAGATACCCCGGAGAGAGCGGCATTGGTAACGCCGTTAACGCAGTAACTGCTGGGTATAACACGCTCGCGCAGCAGCGGCAAATGCAGGTTGCCCGTGAGTTAGCAGAACGTGAGTGGCAGGCCAAGCAGGCCAAGGCTCAACAGGATAAGTTGGAGAGCGAAGCCAAAATCGGAGACTATAAGAGCCAGGGCGAGCGCAGGGAAGCCCAGAGCGCGGACGAGCGAAGGAAGGCCAGACAGGCTGCTGCTCAGGCTTCGTTAGACCAAGCCGAAAGGGATAGAGCGGCAGGATTCAAGGGGAGAGAAGTTGCGACCGGCGAGAAGAACGCCGCCTCGCTTGAGACTTCCCGACAAGAGACAGCCAGACAGGCTGATTTGGATTACAACCTCGCTGTGAGAAAAGTCGCTAACGACGAGGCGGAATTCCAAGCCCTTCAAAAACGCAACGCTAGTCTCGATGATCTTGCTAGGCAGAAGCTTAAAGTCGACCAAGGTCATCTGGCTGTGGCGCAGGCTAACTCTGCGAGGATGGCCGCCAAGGAGGGTAACGAGAAACTCCTGCCCTTCATGAAAGAAGCGGGTGACAGTATATACGGTCAGGAGCGGAACAACATGCAAGCCGCTTACAACGCTGGCAAGCCCTATCAGCCGATCGATCCGGCGGAACAGGAGAGGCAGGTATATTCCCTCGCCATGCGTAACTATGCCCGAGCGCAAGCGGCACAAGGGAAGCCGATACCACCAAAAGATCCTCCAGCTTGGGCCAATCCAAAGACGGACGGATACGATCCCATAACCGGAGAAGTCTGGAGGGCGGGTCCGGATGGTAAGTGGCAGGTTGTGCCGCCACCCCGTAAGTAAGGATTCTCAATGAGCAGCCGAGCTTTTCCCATGCCGCCTGGAGTTATTCCAATAAGCGGCGTCTCCGTGAGTGCTCCTGCCGGGGTAAGTAGAGCACCCCTACCCATGCCGCCGGGAGTCATTCCCGTGGGGGTTGCTCCCACTGCTGCTCAACCTATGCCCACTGGCGTGGTGCCGGTGGGCCAAGCTCCGTCGGCAACGGCGGTATCCCCGGCGGTTGCAACAGGGGGGCTTCCTCAACAGAGTCCCTCTGCGCCTGTCTTTGGTGCGCCTGCGCCTCGCGTCAGCGGCGTGCCTCAACTCACCGTGGCACGTCCTCAGTATGTGACCTCGTCAGTGGGTCCGGATGGACGCACGACGATAACCACCAGGACTCCAGTAGTGCCTCCGCCTCCGTTGCCTCCGGGATTGGCACCTGGTGGGCCTGAGCCTGCACCCGCCAACTTACCCGACATCATGCGGCAGGCGGTCAATACGGGAGTCAGGGCATCCGTTGGTCCGGGTGCGGTCCTAGGGGCGCAGGGCGCGGCGGCGAGTCTGAAAGACTTGCCCAACAATGCCATTGCCACCCTCCAAGCCTTAGTCGCGACACAGGAAAACGCCAAGGCGAGTTTAGTCAAAGACAAATACAAGAAAAAGAAACCTCTCTCCGAGGATATTGGCGAACTCAAGAAGCCGTGGATCACCGATCCGACGTTCCGGAGTTACATGGATTATGAGGGGCCAACCCACGAGGACGTGGCGACGGGTAAGTCCACGATCATGGACTACGCCGGGTTCAGGCTGGGTAAGATGTTCGGCCCGATGGCCTTCACGGTAGCGGGCACAATCGCCGGTGGTCCCCTTGGCGGTTTCGTGGCGAGCGCCACCAACGATATCGGGCAACGCTACAACGAGATGGAAAAGCTCGGCGTCAAAGCGCCCGGCTCCTCTGTGGGAGTCGGTGCTTTCATCGCTGCTCTCAACAGCGTTGCTCCCTTCCTCGCCATGCGAGGTATCACCAAGGGGTTTCTCGCAACGGCTAGTGTCGGTTCCATCACCGAGTTGGTGCAGGAGATCATGGCGATCCTGCATGAGAAGTACTACAACATCCCGCAGACCGACACGTTCTGGCGGCTATTCGAGACATTCCTTTTCAGCTTCCTGATGGAGGGCGGCGGGCATCTGGCGCATCGCCCGGAGAAGCCCTCACCGATGACCAAGCGGACGATGAACTTCGACGCCTACAACGCGAAAGCCGCGCCCCCGGTTCAGTTCATCATCCAACCTGCCACCGGAGTGCCGCCTAAGGATCTCAGTCCTGGGGGAGGTGCAGCCCGTAGATCCGCTGAAGCCTTCGGCCCGCCGATACCGACGCCGCCACCGGGTCCGGCTGAAGAATCCGCCGAGGTGTTCCGCACCCGGCAACTCCAGGACTTCAACTACAGTGGTCGCCCGGTGCCACCGCTTCCGCCGCTTCCTTACGCACCGACTCCCCCCGGAACAGGCATGATTCCCTCGGCCCGTGCATCAGCCGAAGCCTTCGGGTTAACGGGTCCGACGCAGACGCCTGCCCCGGGAACGAGTCCTGCCGAGCAGTCGGCGCAGGTATTCCAAAGGCAGAGCCAGGAGCAGCGGCGCGCCGGCGTGATCCCGCAGGAGAGGGTGGTGGACCCGGCTGCCGTGTTGCTTGGCGATGCGCGGGAAGAGATAAGTCGCCGGTTGTCGATGCGGGGTGACCCGGTGCATCCCAACGACCCGCAGGTGCACGAGCTTCTGTGGGAGTGGCTGGGATCGGAAGACCCGCAGGCTGTGGACATCCGGCAGAAGCTGATCGAGGTTTGGGAGACTACCCCCGAACCGGCACCATCGGTAGCCGCACCGGAACCTGCGCCGACGAGAGCGGATCTGCTGACGTGGGCGAAGAGCGTGGAAGAGGCACAGGGGCGAACGCCGGAGCCGCGCTTCCACGATATCGGAGCTGTTCGGCCGGGCGTCAATGTCCAGCCTCCGCAGCCAGTGGCACCTCCCTCTGCGGCAGCACCTGGGCCAAACATCAACGTGCCCGAGTACCGGGCATGGCTCGCCCAACAGGGCATCTCGACGGACGAGCAGGGAAACATCGACTGGAGTAGGCCGACAACCCTGAAGCCTGAGGCTCCCGATGCCGACATGGTGGTAGATACCCCGACCGGCCCTCAGCCTGCGCGCAGCGAGGATGTGTTCGTTGACAGTACTCTCCAGGCTGCGGGGGTCGAGGAACCTGTGCCTCAGAGTACGCTCGACAAGTGGGATGCCGAAGGCAAAGCAGCCGACGAAGAACTCCGCAAGATGGGTCTCTTCACCGGCGGACGGGCTTCGATGGGCGCCTTCCTCGATCCGAAAGTCATCAGCAAGATGGCGCTCTCGATCCGGGGCGACGTGGCCCGTGGATTGATTCATGTTGGGAATTTCGTCGAGGCGATCGTGGCCAAGTACGGTCCGCAGGTGCGGATGGCGGCGATAGACATATTCCAGGAGGCGGAGAAGATTGTCGAAGCGGAGAGGCGTGCAGGAATGCCCGCTGCTGCGCCGCCACCGCCGAAACCCGGCATGACTCGGATGTATAGCGGAGGCGCGAAGGACGTGCCCATCGACGGGCCTCGCTGGTTTTCCAGTGATCCCGTCTATGCTCAGGCTTACGCTGATAAGCAGGTGGCGGGTAACGGCGGTGTCTACTACGTCGACATCCCGACCAACCACCCGCTCATCGAGGCTGACTACCCGGAGCAATCGATTGCTGCTGGGTTCCACCAGAACCGCGAGCTTCCTGCTGACATCTCGATGAAGGCTCGGCTGATGCCCTCTGCTGCACCGCCAGTTAGCCCAGGAGCGCCCGCTGCCCGTCCGGCGTCCGTCACAGCCACCCAGCCCACCGGCTCGCTACAGGGCCAGCCAGCGCAGGTTTCCGGGCAGCCTCCCCCACTGCCGGGTCAGGCCCGGGTGGAACCGCCCCCGCTGCCTCCGTTGGGCGCGATGCCCGATGCCACCAACCCGAACCTTCCTCCCGCAGACCGCTTCAAAGATTCGGTCAAAAGCTTCGGAAGGTTGCAGCGCCTCCTCACCCAGTTCCGCTGGGCGGCCTGGAAATTCAAGGACTTCGCTCCCATCCAGGCGATGCTCAAGGCCAAGGACCGGCTGGAGATAGAAGTCTTCCGGTGGAAGGACCGGGGCGGGGAGATCGCCAAGGCATGGCGCAATCTCGGATCGGAGCAGGCGCAAGCCGTCAGCGATCTGGCCTTTGCCGCCACCAAGGCGAGCGACACGTTTCAACGCAAGCTCTCTCCCGAGGAACTGGCCCGTACCGGCGACCTCTACGGCGTCAGCGAAAAGGGCTACGAGGTCTACCACCAGATCCAGCAGTTCTTCCATGACTCCTGGGAAGCGCTGCGGCAGGCGACGATCTCCGAACTCCAGCGCGAGATCTCCGACCCGGATGCACTTGCCAAAGCCACCGCCGAGATCAACGCGCAGTTCGACGAGAAGATGCGCGGAAACTATTTTCCTCTGGATCGCTTCGGCCAGTGGATGGTCGTAGCCAAGAGGCGCGATGCCAACGGCAAACTGCAAGTCGATCAGGTCGAGCACCTCCCGACCGAGCACGCCGCCAAGGATGCGGCCAGGGCTATGGAGGAGCGCTACCGGGACGAAGGGATTACCATCGAACCCGGCGGCATCAGGATCATGGAGAATACCACCGCCGAGGCGCGGGATGCCGGGTATCTTCCGCCTGCCGTCACCAGGAAACTGGCCGGCAAACTCGCGGCGGATCTCAACCTGACCGCCGAGCAGCGTGCCACGTTCGAAGCGGCGTTCGACCAGATCATCGCGGCCTCGATGAACCAGCGCTCCTTCTTCTCCCGCCTGAACCGCCGCAAGGGAACCAAGGGCTTCAGCCGGGACGCGCAGCGCGCCTTCTCCGCCTACGTCTCCTCGATTGCCAATCACATCGGGCGGACGGAGCAGCGCGGGAACCTCGAGCAGTCCGTACTCGATGCGGAAAAGTGGCGCAACGAGATGGTGAGCGGCAGCAACGTCATCGTCGACACCTCGCACGTCAACCGCCTGACCGACCTGATGAAGGACACCAAGACCGCCCTTCTCAATCCGAAGGTGCAGAACAACTCGATCGTCGGCGCCGCCGCTACCTGGTTCCTCGGCTTCGGTCCCGTGCAGATCTACCAGAACTTCGTCCAGGTGCTCAACGTCGCTCAGGTGTTGTCGGCCGAGGTCGGCATGCCCAGAGCCGCTTGGGAAATCACGCGGGCGATGCATGATGTGACCAAGGTCTACACCAAGCGGGCCTATGACCGGACTAGCCACAAGGTGCGGATGAAGCTGCGCGGTGGCGGCGAGTACGAAACCTACCAGGAGAACTACACCGGTGGCCTCTCCGAAGAGGACTGGGCAGTGCTGCAACGGGGCCGGGGCGAAGGGCTGACCGGCGACAGCAACGCCCACCAGATCGCCGGCCTCGCCAACATCTCCACCTTCGAGCAGGGACTCACCGGCATCTTCGGCCTCCATCCCCTCGGCTTCGGCAAGGAGGGGGGAACCGACGTGCAGGGCGTGGGCCGGGGGATAGACAAGCTCTTCAAGACGTTCGGCGAATGGAGTCTGGCCGGCCACCAGTGGAGCGAGGAGTGGACCCGGCGTGTCGGTCTCCTGGCTGGCTCCCGGGCCTTCGCCAAGCAAGGCCACCCCGATCCCTACATGGCAGCCAGGGATGTGGTGCTCAAGGCGCAGGGGAGCCATGAGCCTTCGAACCGTTCCATGCTCCAGCGCGGGCTGGCGATACCGCTCATCTTCAAAAGTTTCCTGATGAATAACATCTGGCTTCAGACGCAGAGCCAGGCCAAGAAGAAGTTATTCATCACGCAGTTATTTCTCGGCGGCCTCCGGGGTTTCTTGGGAGCCGCACCCCTCATGGCTCTGATCAATGCGCTCGGCACCTGGTTCCGGAAGTGGATGGGTACGAAGGATCCCTACCTCGACATCCAGCAGACGGTCCGAGAACTGATCGCCCGGTCCACGAGTGAGGAAGTGGCCGACTATGCCATCAACGGTGCGAATAGCAAGATCGGCCCGTACGATTTGAAAGACGCCTTCAGCCAGGCGGATCCCATCCCGGGCGTAGACGAGGTCATCAAGATGTTCGGCGGCAGGATGAACGCCAAGACAGGGTTCTGGAATATAGGCGAGGAAGTGGGTGGCCCGTGGGGCGGCCAACTCATGACTGCCATGAAGGCTGCCGTCGAAGGCGGCCCGGTGTCGGAGCAAGTCTTCAAGGCGCTCGTGCCGGCTTGGATGGCGAGAGCGGAGCGGGCGAGGGAAACCTTGCGCGACAAGCAGATCAGCAGCGCCAGCGGCGAGAAGGTCGTCGGCATCGACACATCCAATCCCTCGCATGTCGCCGAGGTGGTGGGCGTGGCGCTCGGTGCCCGGTCCGGCCGCGCGGCCAAGGCGCAGGAGCAGCAGTATGCCAATGCGGAATTGTCGATCTACTACAACGGGCTGCTCGACGGGATGCAGCGCAAATATAATGCCGCCTATAGCCGGACGGGCAACCCGGAGGAACGGGCGCTAGTCCACGAGGAGATCGCCAAGATCAACAAGATTCTGCCGCAGAGTTTCGAGCGCACTCTGGGGACGTATCACCGAAGCTTCATGATGCGCGACAAGAAACAGAATCTCGAGGAGAGCGGCACGCCTGCCGGTCCGCATCGGCAGCGCCAATTCATGCGGGATCGCCTGAAGGGTCTCTACCCTGACACGTATCCGATGCCGCGCTAACTCGGCAGCGAGTCTTTTGGTTGTGCTCCGAGCCAGCGCACCGCGCGGCCGGTGGCGGTGTGTGTTTCGCAAACCATGCCGGCGTCTTCAAGCTGCTTCAGGATTTGTATAAAAGTCCGCCAGTCCATTTTGTTTTTGAACCGAGCGTAGAGATCGACTTGGTTTACAGAGCCATACCGGCGTAGAACTTCTTCGACCCGGATCGCAGGACGAAGTTCCTCATTGAGACCGGCGATGGCTACCGGCATGGTTCTCTCCGTTGTCTCGAGCATCATGATGGCTTCATCCAAATGCCGGGACTCGATGATCAGCGAATTGTTTTCAGCCGCACTCAACGACATCGCGAGCTTATGCATGTGAGCCTGGCGCCTATTTAAATAACCGGAAAAATGTTCTGGGGGCAGACCCACTGGAGGCAGCTTCGATGATTGCTCGTACCAGGATTCGCCGCGCGCATACGCTTCTTCGCTGAGGGTGAACTCGCCTTGCAGTTTCGAGATGGCAACCAGATCCTCGGTGAGCTTCGGTCCCATCTTCCACACCTCGCCGAGTCCCTGCTGCAAACTCGCGCGCCGCGGGTAGGCCACCAGGTTCTGCTTCGCTTCGGCATACACGAGTACGCAGCGGCTGGTGAACCCGCCGCCGATCAGCGCGGGGGGCAGATGCTCCGATATCCAGGATGGCGTTGCGCCGGCCAGAAGGTTAAGCTGCGGCCGCATCACCTCCAGCAATCCTTCGCCCCTCGTCGACTTCGAGAAGTTCTGCCCGCCGTCTCCGCCCCACAATTTCGTGAGACTCGACATCAGCTTGTTGTCGCGTGGGTTCAAGAAAGTACCCAGCTCATCGACGGCATACGTTATCGAGGAGTGGCGGCGCTGCGTGCCCTTGCCGCGGGTGACGGTGGTGGCGAGCAGCTCGTCGATCATCGCTTGCCACGTCAGGGTGTCGGACCCGAAGTGAATTCCCTTCACCTGGCGCAGCAGGTTCATGCCGGAGTGAATGGCGCTCGACTTGCCGCAGCCGCTGGGTCCGACGAGGATGATGTACGAAGTGGGAGTCCACTCGAATAAACCCATTCCCAGATACACCTTCCCCTGCAAGGCGGCCGCGATGGTACTCACCCCAACCCAGTAATTGAAAATGGCGGGCGGTTCTGTCGCCGCGGTGTAACTCATGTACGCCTTGAGCCAGTTCTCAAAGTGCCTGGCCATCGATCTCCTCCACGGTGAAGACTTTGGCGAGCGGCACGAACTGGTGCGGCGTGATGATGCCGCCCTGCTGTACGATGCGCTCGAGCGTAGAGGAGAACGGGCCGCGCACGTTGAGGCGCATGATGCGGATCTGGATTTCGTTCTCGCCATCATGGTAGCCGTGGCAGACGACTCTGATCCAGATCATGGGCGGCGGGAAGATCTGCCACCACAGGAGGAGAAGCCAGTCAGGCAGCACTCTTGCCCTTCCCTTTCGCGACGGGCGCGAGCACGGTGGTTGCCTCGAAGTGGCTGCAGGTGTCGATAGCGAACTGCGCAGGGTACTCCCAGCTACCGGCCCAGACCCGCGGGTTGAGGGTGCAAATTCCGACGTCGGTGTTGCGAGCTGACCAGTTGCTGCAGTTCCGGCAGATCTTGTCCATCACTTCGCCTCCTCGCGCGGCTGATACCGGCTGCACCAATCTTCGTCGTAGGTGAGAGGCCAGCCCCAGTACGATTCGTCTCCGCCGTTATTCCTCGGCGGAAGGATGCGGCACCAGCCGGTGTTGCGCTCCGCTTTCTTGAAGCTCTTCCGATCCCACCATTGGCAGGTACAGCAGGCCCGCTCGATGTTCATTCGGCCATGCCCCTTGCTGCGATGCGCGACATGATCGCCTGCTCGGAGTCGCCCGCTTTTCTCCAAAGCTCCACGTCCTCGAGCGTGACGTGCACGTAGGGGTAGCCGTGGTCGTCGGGGCCGCCGAGGTGCAGGGCGGCCGGATACCCGCAGACCAAGCACTTCGACACGTACTTCACCGGGCCGATGCCCTCTATCTGGCAGATGGTGCATCGCCACTTGCCCGGTTCCAGGTTCTCCCACTCGTGCAGATGCTCTTTCGCTTCACCGGAATTTTCCGGGGATTTCGGAGTCTCTTCTGCCATGTGCTTCTCCGTAATTAGTTTTTTGCCTCGGCCCTTCCACGACCGGTGCCGGTGCATGTCGGTGTGACAGTCTCTGCAATAGAGCTTCACGTCCTCGGGTAATTCGTGGCCCATCCTCGCATAGTTGATGTGGTGTAGCTCCAGTTGCTTACCGAATTTCCCGCAGCGTTCGCACATCGTACCCCGCTCGGCGAGGATGTTGACCTTGAACAGCCGCCACTTCTGGGAGCGGAGGTGGTTCATGTAGCGCTTGTACCACTGGTCGGGAACCACCTTTAACTGTTGGCGAAGGCGCTTGCGCTGGCGTGGATTCAGCTTCTTCCGCTTGGGCTTAAGCGGCGGCGCGGTGAACTGTGCCGCAGGCATGCGGTCGTAGGCGTCAACGTCGCTCACAATTTTCCGCTTGGGCATACGAGTTTAGGTGTATACTTCTGAGGTCATCGGAAGGTGGCGCGCTCTGGTAGGCGCAGCCGTGATATGAGGCATAAATCTCAGCATCAGCGTGGAACAGTCAATGACAGGACATAGCCTGCGTCGACCGGTGTATCCTAACAGACCACGTAAAGCGTCTCTGCGGAGTGTACGCCGTATTTTGATACGGCAGAAGGACCGGTCGGCCTGAAATGGTCGGACGGTGCGGGTCCAAGTCCCAGCACCGGTGCATCCCCGAGAGGAACTCTTCCCCGGCGCAGAGGAATTCGGACAGGTTGGTGGCATACCCAAGATCGAAGCCACCTGCGGAAAGCGACGGATGAAACCGTGGGTTATCGCGATCGGGACCGGGTGGTAGGTCCCGGTGCGTCTGCTCGGGAATCTCCATAGGTTATGTGTTAAGATCGGACTGCGCTCAACGGCGCACCTACTAGACAGATCGGGCCACTCGTTACTTAGGTAGCAAGTGGCCCGACGAGTTTCAGGGCAAGCGAAGCGCGCAGTCAGAGCAAGCGAAGCGCGCAGCAAAGATAACCTCGCCCCGCGAGGCATGGCCGCACCGGCCATATACCATGCACCTCTGTGAAGCATAGGAATTGAGGGCAGAAAGAAGTGCGCGGCGTCGAAGACGCGAGCGTACAAGGCTAACTGCTTAAGCAACATCTCATACCTTCCGCAGGTTCTTGAACCAGCCGCGCCAGGTCCAGCGGGGATGGATGCCAAGGAAGGAAAGCGGGTAGCAGAAGCCGTAGGTATCATTGCCTTCGCCGAACTCCATGCCGTGGGAAAGGACGAACCCCCAGCCGCCTTCGTTGATCGAGAACCGGAACGGATTGCGGCGGATGTAGGTCACTCCCCTCATCGCTCCGGGCGCTCGACTTTCCATGCGATCCCGCGCAAGGCTTCCCGAGCCTGCCCGCTGATATGACTCTCGGCATGTGAGAGGGTGTGCCAGGCAGGTGTAAATCCCTGCTCTTCATACACTTTGAGAAGCGCCACCTCAATGATGTCCCGCGCGTCCATCAAATCGGTATAAGACATTGGCCGCCTAGCAACACCGCCGACCCAGATCGCACTTCACGCAGCGCGGGTAGGTGGTGAGGGTGACCTCGGCGAGCCTGCCGCACACCTCGCACGGCGGCGGCGCGAGGCAGACCTGCGCTTCCTTCCGCCACTGGTCCCCAGCATGGCAGCCGCAGGGGGCCTGCCACTTCCAGATATCTTCGAAGCGAACGCGCGCCGGTCTACCTACGAGTGAGACGATGCCGGTGTTTCGGCATAGTTCGCATGGTCTCCCCGTGATCTTCTCCCCTGCGTTGGAGACTAGCTTGTCAATCATGGCTCTAGCTTACTTGGAATGCCTTCCTAAAGCCAGGCTTAATGCGATACGGACCAGCACCTGAAGCTTGAGGTTCCGGGGGTCGAGGCGCACCCGGCTGCCCAAGGTGGTGACCACCACCGAGCCGTCGTCATCGGCATGCGAGGCGAGCGCCGGCATGCGGGTTTCTTCGAGCACGTTGAGGATGATCATCGCGGCCACCTCCCCGTGACCATTCTGCACAACAGTGCAGTAACGTAGAAGAAGGCGATGAGGGTGAGGAAGAAGGCGCAAGCTGCTACAAACAAACACTCTTCCCCCCAGGTGAGGGACGGTAAAGGGGAAACCGGTTCCGCCGCGCGGCTGGGGTTTTCAAGCTCCTCGTAGTCCTGCTGGGTTAGGCCGAGGGGTCTCACAGGCACCGCCTTATCTCCCAGGCGAGGCGCTCGAGTAGCAGCGGCTGCATCATGGATGGTGTCAGCCGGAACACGCGCCAGCCCAGGAAATTTGCTTCGTTCAATTTCTCGGCGTCCTTTTCGTAGCCGCCCTGGCGCATATGCCTACCGCGGCTTTTGCCCTCGTGGACACCACCGTCGATCTCAACGGCAACCATTGCCTTGGGCCAGCAGAAATCGAAGCGCCACTGCCTTTCGGGGAGGGCAAAGCGCCACTCGCGCTCGGGCGGCGGCCCGCCGAGGGCCTTCCAGGCGATGGCAAAGGCTTCCTCATGCGGGCTTTTCGCGGCGGGGATCTTAGCCACGCCTGAAGATCCTGGCGGCCAGCCAGCCCGCGGCATGGCCGAAGCCGTAGGCGAGGCGCTCAGACCAGGTGAGCGGTCGCACCTTGACGGCACCGTCCTCACCGACAGCAACAACACGCATGGGTTTCATCGGGACACCGCTTTCTTGAAATTCTCTTCGGCCTCAAGCCGCATCTGGATCTCCTCCCGCACCTCGACCAGCCGGTCGCCGGCATCCTGGATGCGGGTGTGCAGCTTCCTGGCTATGCAGAAATCGCGCGAGATGTAGCTGGCGGCCTCTTCGAGGCAGGCAATGGCCTCGCGCACTTTGTTCAGGTGATCCTTCGTCATTCGCTATTCCTCTGGCTTGTCCACCACTGCTGCAGTTCCTTAATCGCCGCGATTGCCTGATCTTCGGTGATTTCGGAGTACTTCTTGTTGTGCTCGATATGGCGGTAAATCTCTTCTGCCGGAAGAGTGATCGGCAAGTTGGTATTCCAGTCTTCCTCTTGAGCGAACCCGCAGCCCACAGTCGAGAACTTTGGAAAGATTTGGATGGCCTGATCGGCGAACAGCGGGACTCGGGCGATAAAGTAGCCGGACCCAATGGGCGGAGTGATCAACACCGTGGCCGGTCCCATGCCGATGGTGGTATTGGCTTCTTTAAATGACTGGTTGATTTCTATCATTCGGTTCCTTTCAATTGCTTCCTTCCGGGAAATCTGTAGTCATACCGCTGCTTAGCCAGATACCGGCGCCGCTCGATCTTCTCCTGGGTCATCTGGCGCGGCGGCTTCTTCGGCTTGGCCGGCGCGGCGAAGGGATTCGCCTCATTGGCAGGGCGGCGCCGCGGCACGGGCTTGCCTTCCTCGACGGCGATCATCACCTCGTCGGGGATCTTGTCTTGACTGATCTCCCCGTAACCAGCGGCGATCAGGCGATCGAGTTCGTTGAAGCGCTTCTTATCACGTATGCCAAGGGGTAAAACGGGTTCGACGGGGGACACGCCCCCGTCCTTGGATAAGCCGAACTTCTTGAGCAGGCCCGGCAGCATGAGGTCAGCGTACCCGAAGAGACCATTTCCCGAAACGGGTATCGGCCCCGGGCACGTCGCGCCCTTCCTTCAAGGCTGCCTTGATCTGCGTCTTGGAGGCGGTGAAGGTGGCATCGCAGCCGGTGAGATCGGCGGGCCGGTACTCGGTGCATATTTCCCGCCAGAGCATGGCCGGCATCTTGACGGTGACGGTTTTGAACTCGTCGGGCACCTGATCCAAATCGGTGATCTCGACGCTCTCCGGATTCGCCTGGATGGCAAGCGAGCCGTTGTCGGCCTCGACTTTCTTCTGGCCCGACAGTTCGATGCACCTGACGAGGTAATCCTTGAAGCGGGCGAGGCCAGACTCAAGGCTGCCGCGCCAGGCGGCAATGCGGTTCTCCTCGGCACGGGCGCCGGCAATCTGCGCCTCAAGGTGGGAGATGGCGCGGATGCACGAACCCCTTTTCATGAGGGCTTGCTCGGTTTTAGCGGCGAACAACTCCTGGAACTCTTGAAGCTGGTCCTGAGGCACCAGCGCCTCTGAATCCGCCATCATCAGGAGGTCTTCCTCTATGTGGTAGAGGGTCATTGACTTGGTGTTGTTCTTCATCGGTATCCTAAAGCCATCTCGTCGGACCATCCCCGTTTCAGCCGGTCACACAGCGTCGATGGTTTGATGCCGAGTTCCCTGCACCATTCGGCGCAGGCTTTGGTTTCTCCGCCAAACTCCAGGAACCGGGAGTAGCGTGTGTTCTGGTGCTGCTCGATCAGAGTGGCCCAGCGGCAGTTCCCTGCCTCGTAGCCTCGCTCGTTGTCGATCCGTTCGAGACTATGCTTGGGACTCGGGCGCGGTCCCATGTCCCGGTAGAAGGCTTCGAAGGAAGCCCATTCGGGACAGACCTGGATGCCCCTGCCACCGTAGTTCTTGTAAGCCTGACTCTTCGGGTTGTTGCACCGCTGTTTCATGGCGTGCCAAGCCTCGTTCTCGGGGCTGTTCCTCATGCCGTGGGTTCTATACATCGGTGCCCTCCGCGAGAGCATCCCAGGCTTCAGCCGCTTCAGCCGGATCGGGGGGAGGCGGGCTAGCGATCGTCGCACAGTACTCATACAAGTCTTTAATCACTTTGCGGATCTGCCCGCGGGTTTTTCCCTGCAACTCATTCCCGTGCTGCATGCCATGCGAATTGATGATGCGATAGTACTCGTGCTCGGAGCCGGTGAGTTCGTTGATGATCGGCTTGAACCCGGTCACGATTTGCACCGTCTCGGCAAACCCGGTCGCCTGCGCGTACAGTTCGGCGAGGCGCGGCTCTATGTCGGGGAGAGGCACCGGGGCAGGCTTGGCCTCCTCGACGGGCTGGCGGGCACCCTCGATGCGTACAGACGTAGCCGTTTGGCGCGCAGGCACGGGGGCAGGAGCAGGCTCCGGCTGAACCACCTCTCCCTCGTCGCCACCGAGTTCGCCATCCGAGTAGACGGGCACGCCGCCGAAGATCTCCGGCGTGAACCACTTGGCCCCGTTGCTGATCGCCCGGGCAAAGTACATGTTGCGGGGGTATTTGTTATACATGTCGCCGCGGATGCCGGCGGCCTGAGCATCCTTGGCGGTGAAGGTGGACTTGCCGAGTTCCTTGCCATCCTTGGCGAGGAAGGAGAGGGTG